AGATGGCTGCTAATGCAGACCAATCGATGGTTGATAGACAACAAGAACTATTACATCAGGAGTTACAAGCTTTCACTGATAGCTTCCATAAGCGTAATAACAAAGCTGTAGCTGTCACTTGGATGTGAGTCGCTAACGCTCCTCATCGCTATTGCTCGCTTCGCTCATCAATAGCTCTTAGCCCTCCTATCGTTATAACAAAACTTCTATAGTTACTTTTATATAAGGTGATGACGTAGTTAGTGTAAATACATAAGTAGCTATACCTTGAAATACTAAAGTTAGAGTTTAGATTTACAACGTTTACCGTGTAAACACACCTATCCTTAAAAACCTATTTATAAATCGATATTATCAATCTGTACATTTTAGAGATGTTAGCGAAAGAACGGATGTATGAGCTAACTAAACAAATGAACTGATTGATCTGATGGAGCTGTAGCTTTTGTATTGTTTACCTTTGTTAAAAGGAGGAGCTACAACAAGTATCAGCTAATGTAACCTTTCTTGTAGTAGTAGCTTATTGCTTATCTATCTATCTTATTAAGAATACCTATCGGTAGGAGACGTTTAAAACGACAGTTATAACGACTATCTAAATCTCATTATTATACAAAGTAACAGCCGAAGGAAGCATGTAAAGCATAAAAGTTAAAGATGTAGTGTTTAAGCGGTAGACAGCTTGGGCGTCGAATTGTCTGTTAAAACGTCTCGGAAAGAGGTACTATAGCTACTGTGAACATCAACGATCAAACAGATACATTCCAGTACGAACTAGCTAAATTAGTATATAGGTTCAAGAGCGAATACGATTTAAACGATTACACCATAGCTGGGTGTCTGGACTTCTGTAAACTGTCAGTACTAACTGAAACAGATGATGTTATATTTAACCCTGATTTAGCCGACATTGATGAAGAAGACACCGAAGAAAACGACGAAACCTATCCCCACTTCTGAAGCTGCTCTAAAGCTCGATCCAGACCTGCCGATCATCAAGATCGTCTCTGAGGAGAAGGAGCTGTTCGTTAAGATGGAACTGGAGATGGAAGATGAAACCCGCAATATGCTTGTTAAATGGGGCAAAGAGGTAGCGTCCGATGAAGACTATGTAGAGATCGCTGTGAGAGAGGGTTTAAAGCATTATATATCAAGCGATAAGTAGCACTTCGCTACAACCTGCCAAAAGGTTTAGTTGGAAAAATCTGAAGCCCCTACGCTATATACGCCCGCAAGTTTTACCCCCGCATGTACCCGCAAGATTTTTATAGGGGAGGGGGAGCTTTTGTTATATACTTACAGAGTTTTTTATATTGGACATAATCAATGTTGTACGAACAAAGCTGATTATCAACGACTTACGCAACGGATTTTATGAGGTAGGTCAAAAGCTTTTCTTTTTTTCGCAAATCAACAGATCAACAGGGTGGATTGCGTCAAGGGTTGATCGATCAAAAGCTTGGTTGTCGTATCAATCTATCATGATGCGTTGATGCGTCTTTGTGTATTTTTGTTTCTTCTTTTTGGTTCTTTCGTAACTCATTGCACATCAACAGCTTGCAACTCTAAACAATGCGAGATCGATTCTCTGGTGCAATTCATTAAAACTTTTTTCACTTTTTTATTTCGCTGATTTACAACGATTTACAGCAAACCTCATTCCTCTAGCTATTGACAGCTGTGCTATATTGGAAGCATGACAACTCAAACCAATATATTCAACAGCGGATGCGGTGAAGATAACACCAAGCTCGCTCCATCATTCAACAAGCTCTACACTCAGTTCGTAAAGGTAGAGGCTAAAGTATCAAAATATCAACACCTCTGGCATCGTTATTTCAAGGCTATGCATTTCGGTCACAAGTACGATCTATCAGCAAGAGCGAGATCATGGGAAATGCAATGGCACGATCTACACGATATCCTTACCAGATACCACAGCGAGCAATTCAATGCCGAGCAATCCAAGCGTAATGTAGTGTCTGACTATACTTTCAGCGATCTACTCGCTTAATCAAACAACAATCAATAAACACCTAATAGAATGAATAATACAGACACTACTTACAACGGCTGGACAAACTACGCAACTTGGCGTGTAAATTTAGAGCTATTTGATGGCGACAATGATCGCTGGTCTCATGGATCATCTGATGGGATGCGTGAATTTGCAGAGCTATTGATCGAGGAAAGCACAGACGAGGGCATAGGCAGAGATTATGCAATGGCTTTCCTTGATGATGTAAACTGGCAAGAGATTGCAGAGCATTATGAAGAAGAAGAACTTGCAAACGCATAAGACCATGAAACAAAACGAGTATTTACTGAGCAAAGCGAATAAATGCGATAGGAGCGGAGCGAATATCAAAGTTATCAATAAACTACCATCACCATCCGACATGATCGCAAACAAAGTTCTAAAAGATACAGCTTTCGATAAGTTTATAGCTTACAGCTTTCCGGTTATCTGTGGCATTGGATGGCTGTGCATACTTCTGGCTATCTTCTCAAGTTAATAACCTCACAAAATATCAGAATGAAAAGAGCTTACGAAGTCATAGCTTTAGACAAGGAAAATGTACCTGTCCGCATTGCTACCATCACCGAAAACTCTAAACCGAAAGCCAAAGCTGTCGGACAGCGAATAGCAAAGACAATCGGCAAACGCTTTCACACCGTACAATTAATAAAAGAATGAGTGTAACCATCTACTTAACCGATCATAACGGGAAGCAAATAGCGTTCTTCTATCGACTCGACAACGAGCGTTACCTTACCTGCCCGCAGCTTATCTGGGCTTGTCGAGATCATCCGAAATACCAAGGCACAGCGGAATCAAAGGAACACTTCATGGAACAGTGCAAATCTGTTATGAAAGAGATTAAGAAGCAAAGCGTACCTGTCCGTGAAACTAAAACTTGTGACGAATGCGGATTATCCTTGCAAGGCATGGAGAACGAAGGCACAAAGTGCAGTGAACATGACTTCCAGTAATAACGAACCGACTTTTTTAGATATGAAAGACCTATGTGACGACAGCCTTGAGGCTTTGATCCAACATTACCTGTCCGTTAAGAAGCGGATGCCTACAAACTTAACTGTCCGTGAGCGACTGGTTGAGTTGCAAGATGAGAAGTTTAATAGGGAGCGTGAAGCGGACGCTGAGAGCAAAGCGAATAACCGAGAGAGGGAAGCGTCCACAATAGAGGGCGTTATCCGACAAAACACGGAGAATCCACTATGAGCGTACTTACCCTTGGAATGTTTGTCCTTGCTGGATTACTGATCTTTGCGTGGGCGTACGATATGTTATGAAAGAGATGCTTTTACAACCGAGCGACATGATTGAAGAATTAATGTACCATATTATGTGGAATGAGTTTGACGGGGAGCTTGATCCCGACCACAAATACTTTCCACTTTACCTGTCCTTGCAACAGCTGTTAGAGGACGAAACCAAACGATTAGAAGAATGAATATACCGAAGAAATACATAATACAAGAGGGAACTAACCGAGGTAAATTAAACCAAACAGCTTTACAAGTTGAACTAGCAAATAACGACAGAGGGCAACCTCATCCCAAGGTTAAAGGTTTAGTGCTAGTCAGATATAAAAGTTGTAGGAATAATACACAACAATGGGGTACACCTGAACAACTCCAAAAAAGAAGGGATGCCGATAGAAGGTGGGATGTTAGTAACCCTGAATTAAAAAGAGGTACAACATATAGATGGAGAGCTAGGCATCCAACTAGAGCTTTAGAGAGTGCTAAAAAAAACCGAAAGACGAGGAAGGAGAACGGTAAATGCCGAGCATATAGAAGCAGACCAGAGGTAAAAAAGCGACATCGTATCAGAAACAGAGAGTACACAAAAAAGAATTTATTTTTAGTAAGTACTCGTAGTAGATATAGTAAGTTAATACCTGATTTACATAGACATTGGGAGGCTGACGAATTACTAGGGGCTGATGATAAGACAGTAAGAAAGCATATTGAAGATCAGTTTCAAGATGGCATGACATGGGATAACCACGGAGAGTGGCACATAGACCACATATTACCTTGTAAAATGAAGCATCCTCTAACTGGTGAAGATATATTTGACCTGACTAAACCGAGTGATCAAAAGTTGTTATTTAATTACCGAAACTTACAGCCGTTATGGGAATCTGAGAACTGCTCTAAACAAGATAAGATTCCGTGGTATGTTTTATTGACAATCTTAATAAACAACTACAAAACCATAACGGTATGAGAGGAGTTAATTACGACAACTGGTTAAACAGGAATAACCCATACGACAAAGACTATGAGAGAGAAGAAGAAAGAGCGTACCACTTGGACAAGATTAAAGACATGGATGAGGAAGAGATACACGACTACCTGTTCCGCAACCGAATCGAAGACCCAAGAGAAGAGTAGTAACGATTTGTTTTGGGAAGCTGAAGCAGACATCATACGAACCGAGCTATTAAGTGAACGAGACATACGCAGACTTCGAGCCGACTGACTTACCTTTTGATTGGAGTGGTGTTCAACACGATGAGATCAAGCGTGGATACGATTACTTCTTCGCTAATAATCAGATCACTGGTTTCAAATTAGATGCGGACGGGTATTATGTACGGGACGAGGACGGTAAGTTAATAGCTTACCGCACCAACAAGCCGAGAGAGCAACCGAAGAGTTGGTTTAACAATTATTACCAATGAGTAAAGAGAAACAGACACGAGAGTCTTTATCGAACAAAGAGAGTAAAGACGATGGGAGCAAAGCGACCAGAGGACCGACTTGGCGAATGAGGGAGTGGGGACGCACAGCGTACCGTAACCGACAAGCAAAACTGAGAGCAGAGGGTGAATCAAGTCAGACGGAAGCTGCGAAACGATTGTTACGGGTCATGGCTCCAAGGTTAGGTAAGCGAGTCGATGATTTCATGTACACCTTTGGCGGTAACACACAGCACACCACTCCGTTGTTCCTTACCTTTGTACTTGATATGTGTCCGTATCAGATAGCTAGTATTGCTTTGCAAACCGTGCTTGATAACCTCCAATTCAACTTACCTGTTGGACGCATGGCGTACAAGATAGGCAAAGCCTTTGAGAACCAAGCGAGGTGGGATAAAGCGATGACGGAGATGCACCCACACAAACGTGACTTACTTGCCCTTGATGACCGATCCAAAGCGATGAAGCTCAAGCAGTTCTATGACTACGAAGAGGAACGGTTCACGCTGTGGGACTCTAAGTGTAAGGTTGGACTAGGTGCTTGGTTATTGGAAGAGATACGAATAGAGACGGGCATCTGGCAGATAGACTTTGCACTTGGGCGACAGAAGGGACACAAACCTGAGCGTATCTGCGTACCGAGTGGTGAGTATACAGACTGGGTAAAACGATTTGATGCGTGGAAGGAGACGACTCGTGTATTTAAGATGGCGATACCGGACGAACCGATTGATTGGTACGAGTTGATCGGTGGAGGGTACAGCTTAAAGCATATGCCTCCGCAAGAGTTCTTCACAGGTAAGCCGTTGTCTTGGTTTAAAGAACACAAGCGTTCATACGAACATGCGATGTCTGCCGTTAATAAGTTACAGAAGGTAAGTTGGAAAATTAACAAAGAGATTTTAGAAATTACTCGAAAATGTTACGACAATAAACGAGTCGTTGGAAACATACCGAACTTCTCCGAGATACCAGAGCAACCGAGGTACACGGGAGGGGACGAGCATGAGTTACGGGCGTGGAAGTTAAAACAAAAGGACATCAAAGGAGTCAACGAAGCGAACAGTAGCAAGCGTTACTTGACCGTCCGTATCCTTCACCTCGCCAAGATATACAGTGAATGGGACAAGTTTTACTTTCCGTATCGTTGTGATTACAGGGGTAGAGTGTACGCTATTCCGTACTACTTACATCCACAAGGGTCTGACTTAGCTAAGAGTTTGTTAGACTTTGGTAACGGGCAACAGGTGGTGGATGAGGAGGACTTGGAAGCTGTACTTATACACGGAGCTAACATGTGGGGAGTAAAAGGTACACGAGAAGAGCGACTGGAGTGGGTAGGAAAGCGTCAAAACTTTATATTGGAAGCAGCGAATGACCCACACGGAACCGATTGGTGGACCGAGGCAAGTGATCCGTTTTGTTTCCTTCGATTCTGTCTAGAGTTCAAGCAGTTCACGGAGGAGGGATACGGTTATGTATCGTGCCTGCCCGTCCGTCAAGACTGCAGTAACAACGGTATGCAAATCCTTTCGTTATTACTACGGGACAAAGAGACTGGACGCATGTGTAACCTTGTTGAAGAGGACAGAGCGAATGATATGTACCAAGAGTTTGCTGATAAAGTATACGATGAGTTACAGGCAGACGGAGGTGTGCTTGCACAGGAGTGGTTGAAGTTTGGCATCTCTCGGAAGTTAGCAAAGCTTGCCATCATGAACAGACCATACGGTGCTACACATTACAATCTCGTGCAGGATGTATTTAAAAGCATCGGAGTGAATCATAACTGGTCATCGACTGGTGAGATGCTCACTGCTGTTATCTATCTTTGTAAGATTGTGAACCGATTAGCAGACCAAGCGTGTCGTCCAGTAAACAGAGTGATGAAGTATTTACGGGCATGTGTACGAGCATTAGGGTGTGATGAACCGATCACTTGGTCTACGCCTACAGGATTTAAAGTTGTACAGAGCTACCGTAAGTTTAAGAAGTTAAAGGTGGAGTCTGTATTCCAAAACTTAAGTATTTCTATTACAGTAGATGAACTGGCAGATAACATCGATGAGAAGGGACAAGCCAACGCTATCACTGCTAACTTTATCCACAGCCTTGACGCTTGTGTCGTCCACCAAGTAGCTAATGAGGTTGACTTTGACCTCGCTACAATCCATGACTGCTTTGTGACACACGCTTGTAATGTACGAAGAATGAATACGATTGTACGAGAAACATATACAAAAACTTTTTCTGTTGATCTCCTGACTGAGTTCCGAATGGAGCAAATCAACAACAACCCAGATGCAGAACTGCCCGACGTGCCGGAGCTTGGAGACTTAGATGTGTCCGCAGTTAAACGCCAGCAGTATCTGTTATCTTAAACCAAATAACACACTGAGAAATATGACAGTAAAAGCACGTAAGAAACACGATATAATTAAAGCACAAGGCACTGCAAGATACGCCCACTTGAATGAACCTAACAAACGGTTTGATGAGTACGGGGTATGGAGTTGTGATCTTGTTATTGATGAAGCAACGAAGCAAGGAATCGTAGATAAGTTAAAGCCGTTGTATGAGGCTGAGCTACGAGAAACTATGGAAGCTAACCCCGGTAAAAAGATTGAGCAGAAGGGATTACCTTTTAGCGAAGTTGATGGTGGTCACATGTTGAAAGCTAAGCTGAAAGCTGGAGGTAGAAGACGGGATGGTACAGAGTACAAGTTATCTATCGCTCTGTTTGATGCTGCTGGTAATCACTTACCTGAAGATGTACAAGTATGGGGTGGTTCCAAAGTGAACGTAGCATTCCGTCCGAAGTTCTGGTATGTACCAAGTCAAGGGTTTGGGGTAAGCTTTGAACTGTCTGCTGTCCAAGTGATTGAGCTATCCAATGGTGGTGTATCCAGTATCGGAGCAGATGCTTTTGGATTTACTGCGGAAGAAGGATATGCAGCTAACGGTGGTGAAGATTTAAGTGGCGGGTTCGATGCGGAAGAAGAAACAACGGAAACGCTCACAGCGAACTTCTAACTACCGCTCTGGATTCGAAGCTAAACTAGCACACCAACTTCAGCGTGGTGGTGTCAGTTTCCAATACGAAACGTTAAAGTTAGAATACACTAAGACGGCAACTTACACTCCCGACTTCATACTACCCAACGGCATCATCATTGAGGCTAAGGGTGTGTGGACAGTGGAAGATAGGAAGAAGCATCTATTAGTACGAGAACAACATCCACACCTAGACATACGACTCGTATTTATGAATGCATCCAACAAGATTCGTAAGGGAAGCGACACCACCTACGCTAAATGGTGTGAGAAAAAGAATATACTATATGCAAATAAAACTATACCTAAATCATGGC